TCTTGAGTTACGTCAATAGGAGCCTGTGGTGTTGCAGCTATGTCTCTAATTTGTTGAAGTATTTCAGCAATTTCATTAGTATAAGTAGGTTCTATTGTAGTTAGAGTAGACTCAGGGGGTTTAGTTAAATCATATTGATTATACTTAGCTGTTACAGCATCTCGAGCTGCCTTAACCTGGTCCTTCCACCTATAGCCAGCTAGATGGTCAGGATTTTGAGCTAATACACTTTCAATTCTTTGCATTTCCCTATCATAATATCCTGGATTATTTGCATAATACGGAAGTCTTTCCTGATAGGGTAATTGCTGAAGGTCTTCATATGTTTTATTGTAATAAGGATTAGCCATTATTTTTTACCTCCTTTCCTCCCTCTACAGGGATAGCGTTATACACTGAAGCCAATATCTCATTAAATGCCGGAACTTCTTTCCCTGTTAAATTAATTCTAGTTAAAAATGCTTTTAAATTATTTAAAGTTTGTTCTTCTATTTTAATATTGAATAACATCTTCTTCACCTACCTTATAATAGGAAAATCATCATTATCTATTTGTTCTAAATAATCTTTTAAAGTATCTTCTTCTTCTGTTAGTTTATTAAATTTTTCTATTAATAAATTTCCTTGTTCCCTTAGTCGAGATTTTTGTCTATCAATGTCTAAAAGTTTTTCTTGAATCTCTAGTAAACTAATACTAGTTTCTGTTTCTTCCGTAATAATAAGTTTATTCCCTTTAACCTGAGTACTTTGACTTTTTAATATAAATTTATTCATTCTTTACCCCCCTTATTAGTATACATCTATATGACCTATAAAATCTCCGTAACGGTCTCTAACTGCAATTCTATCAGTAATTGTATCTAAGTCTAAATAGCATTTATTAGCATAGTAATAACTTTCAACAATATATCTCATATCTACCTCAACATCTAATCCTAATACATCACAATCATAAAAATCCCAAGTTCCTAAAGGCCAGGTTTCTTCCCATCCGTCATCATAAGCCAATACATTTGTTCCATAACTATTCATTGTCATTCCTGTAATATCATTATGTATATTAAAGAAAATATTATTACCATATTTTAAAGTAAAATCTCCGTAAGTTCCTCCCATTACTGCTTGAGAGGACTTATTACCACTATATATAGTTGTAATTCCTGTTAAATCAATTCTTGAAGCTGATATTTCAACAGTGGTTGCAGTTTGATTAATTTTAGACACAACTTGATTACCTGTAACATCAGTAAAACTAACTATGGAAGAAATTTCACCAGCCATTTGACTAATTGACGAAGTATGTTGTCCTACAGTTGTATCCAAACTTGATACAGTTGAAGATATCCCCCCCACAGTTTGTTCTAATAATGAAAAGTCCCCTGACAATTCAGACACATATGAAGTTATCCCTCCTGCTGCAATAATTATTCCAGCTTCACTTCCTGTCATATCCCCAACATATAAAGATATTTCATCTACTGTTTGAGATATTGCAGAATAATTTCCTTGTATATCTTCTATTACTCCACCAACTTCAGGCATATTTGTTAAATCTAAATTATTTAATAGCCAGTCTAAAGTCTTCTTCATTTTTCCTACAACTATAACTATTTCTTCATTTGACATTCCTTCATAGACTCCGGGTAATATTACATTAGCCAATTATTTCACCTCTTTACCAAGGTTTAATTCTAAGATACCTTTGTATCTCATGTACTGTACAGGGACCTTTACCTGATAATTTTATTCTAATCCAGTCTACGTCATAAGCCATACCTAATGGTATAATTAGTCTATGTCTTACTAAGTTATCACTAGGAGTAATACTTTCAAGTAATTCCCATTCTTCTCCCTCAACATCTAAAGATAAATATACATCTAAAGTACTTCCCACAGGCAAATCAATAATAGCATATAGTTTGTGCCAGTTTACCCTTCTAGAAGTTTCCCCGTCAGAGAATGGCTTAGATATCCAATACCATTCTAATGAGTCTTCTGTGGTATTATCCAATTTATGAATCCTATCAGATGTTGCAAGATATAACTCATCTTTAAATTTAAAGAATTGAAGTATGGTAGTTTCATAATCATGCACATACCATTCTCCTATTTCAACGTCATATACTAATACTATGTTAGCAACAGTTGATTTATCGTAAGGAATAGCTAAGAAATATCTTCTACCATCTGTGCCTGCAACGCATTTATCTAAATGAGCTTTATTTATATTTATAAAATATTTTTCCACTGCCCATGACATTTTTTTAGGAGTCGTTCCCCCGTTATAAATATATACTCCATCTGAGGCCATCCATATTAAGTTTTGTTTTATCTCAACTATAGTATTATTAGCTTCACATCCTATGTCGTTTGATAATGTAATTGGAGCATAATTAATAGGTCCAGTACCGTATAGTTCATAAACTCCATTTTTTGAAAACATTACAACATGGTCGGAAAACGTAGTCACCCCTGTAAGGTCCTCCCCATTGGTAGTACTTATTTGTATTTTACCAGACTCGTCTACAGTCTCCCAATTATTATCATCCCTAAGACCTGAGTAATGTAAAATATTATCATATACTGCGTATAGTCTATTAGAATGAGTTGTTATATATTTAGCTTTTGGACTATTACTTAATGAAGTTACACTCCAATTTTCATCTATTTTAATTATTTTATTACCCGTTCCTGTAGTAATATATAAATTATCCATAAAGTTAGTACAATCAGCTAATACATTAGGAGTTATGGGAAGTGTTGCTTTCTTAGACCAAGATGAAGTTACAAATTCAAAAACTTCATTTGCTACAATCTTAATTAAATTACTTCCTTTATATGCGTGTAATAAAGATAAAAATCCACTATGAACCCCCCCAACATTTACTACAGTCCTTCTTGTTGACAATGCCGGGTAGTCATAAGTATCTACATTTAATAAGTCTGAAGCCTGGCTATCTTTTATATCTCTGGAAGGAATAGCAGTATTAATTCCGTCTCCTACTACTGAAATAATGGGTTTTAATCTATTACTTATTTTATTCCAATAAGCCATTACCATTCATCCTCCTCAGCATACCTAGCCCCTAATGTGTCCCGAGTATGAACATATTCTGGTTCTCGTTCAATTAAGTCCATTTGAAGATTTAATATTAATTCTTCTAAATCATAAGTATAAGCATTAGCTAAGTCCGCATCTTCCCTAGCCTTAGCTATGGTTATTAAAACATGAAGTATCAATAGTTCATGATAATCTTCTGTAATTTCTGGGATTTCGTGTTCCATTTCGTCTTCAGTTAATATCTTAGGTCTTATTCTATAAAATACTGTAACTAGTTCATCATCTTTTTCTGGCCTAGGATATATTCCCATTTGTCCTGCTATTGTATAATAAAATGTTCCTGTAGCATCTTGTTGTAGAGATTTAAAAGGAAGTCTAATCTCTTCATAAATTACTTCTTCTATTAAATCCATACTACATGAATCTGGTAATTTATACACTCCGATATCTGCAATAGTATTAAAACTATATACTCCAGGGATATTTAATTTCCTAAATATTTGCTTTTGAAAAGTGTTCATCCATCTAATTTTAGTCCCATCACTAAAACGATTTGGCATTCTTTCATCTATATCTTTAATTAATTCCTTTACAGTAGGCATCTTAGTACCTCCTTTACCATTCCCCTCCGTCTATTACTATTGAGGGAGCAAATCTAATTCCCCCCACAGGGCCTCTAGTGTCATTAATAGTCTTTATAATGTTATCTTCTACAATTATTTCAGCAAATTCAAATCCATTACTAGGAACTGAATTATCGTAAAGCATTTTATTAAATTCCCCTGAAAAGTATACCTTATAAACTCCATTATCCGAGGGAATTTCTATGTCTACCTCATAAATTGTCCATAAAAAATTCATAAAGGATAGAGTAGTTTCCTCTACTTGAATTGTATTATCCCCTGTTTTAGTTACTTCTCCGCCACTAATTATATACTCATCTAAAAAGATACCAAAACTTTCTAATTTAAAGAACTCATCCCCAGAATCCTTAAAGGCAATCATAATTCTTTTCATTTCCTCAGCTGTAATTAAATTTACAAGTCTTAATTGTGCACTTTCTAATACATTTTTAATTTCATCAGCGGCTATATTACTAACTTTATTCATTTATCCACCTCTTTCCCATAACAATAGGAATAAAGGGAGCCATTAAAGCTCCCTATTTTTTTAATCCACTTCTTCTATAGTCCAAGCGTCCCCCGTCTTAGTAGCAATCATGGGTTCTGCTACATCTGTAAATGTAAACATATCAACTACTGCAGGTACAATAAAGACATTTGCATCTTCATCATATGTTACCCCATTAGTCAATAAGGTAATAGCAGTCCCTGCATATCCCACATAGACATATTCAGGGTCTCCGTCAGTGTCCCAAGGACTTTCAGGCCAATCAGAAGCAACTGCACCTGTTGAGCCTATCATGCCCCTCCAGTTAGAGTATCCAACTGAAAATCTTAAATAACCACGATACTTAGCTACCATGTTGTCAAACTCAGATTTTTGAGCAAATTCAGGCTTAACCCTCCAGAAGAAGGTCATTTCGTGTAATGAGCTATCCTGTAAAAACCAAGCTCTAGTGTCATTTAAGTAAGACATGACTATAACCTTTAAGCTGGCTAACCCCTTAGCAGGGTTCTTGTCATTAAATACAGTTCCAGGTAACTGTGCAGACTGTAGCACCCTATATGCAGTCCACTCAAGCTCTTCCGGAATAATTAATTTATCTGCTTTAGATTGAATCTTAAGTCCAGCTTCATCCGTCTGTTGACTCATAAGCAATAAGCCCTCTTGTAGTCCCTGTGGACTAAGTACTCGAGTAATTTTGTTACTTCCAGTTCCACCTTTAATAAGAGGATGATTAGTTGCAAATAAAGTAGTACTATCATATCCACTAACAGAAAACCCTTCGTTTAATACGTCAGCAGAAATGGTTTCAACTGTTGCTCTTCCTCCTCTTGCAATAGTCTTAGGAAGTTTATTAATAACTCCATACTGGTCGTCATCGTAAAGTTCTCTTTCGACTTGTATTCCCTTAGCATAAGCCTTATGTCTATAGAATACACTTAAACCGTCTTGGATATCTTCATAGGAAATGTTTTCACTTCTTTTCTTTTCTTCCCACATTCCTAATCCTGATACATGATGGTCTTCTTCAGTGGCTCGTTTAGATGTATTCACATGATATATCTTAGAGTATTCTTCTGCTTTTTCCGTATAGGTATCAAAAAATATTTTTCTTAATCCAGGATAAAGCAGCTTTTGAAAATTATCGCTAGTAGCCATTCTACCTATCCCTCCTTGTTTTAATTAAAATTTAATATTATATTACTGATTTAGTTCTAGCAATCTTAACAACTGCTTCACCTTTAGCATTATTGTAATCTAGTAATTGCACTACATTTTTAGTAGAAGCTGCAAAATTCACAGTAACTTCATCAGTTAAATCAAAAGTACCAAATAAATTAGAGTCTGCTAAAGTGGTCTCTGTGGGTACTTTATAAGTTGCCCTTTCATCAATTATTACTAATACATAACCGTCTCTACTGGTATTTTCTTTAGCTACTCCTACTAATGCTGTAGAATCTGACGTAGCTTTTGCAGCTAATCCAGAAGCTATTGCTACAAGGTCCCCCGCTTCAGGTTGATTAGATGAACTAGCAGTAGCTTTTATGTGTAACATTACAGGATTAGAATTTCCCTCCACATTTCTTAGATATTCAAACATAGATTACTTCCCTCCTTGTTTTTTAGTTTTCATTTCCAATATTTTATCATAGTCTAAATCTTCATCATTATATAAAGCATATTCATCAGCTGATAATCCCATAGCTTCAGCCATTCGTCTTTGTCGGTCATCTAAAGCTGCACCAGCATTTTTAGAAACTTTACCTCCGCCTTCACCTTCTACAGTACCTCTTTTTTGTTTATGTTGCATATTATGACTAACTCTATGTTCAGCTAATTTCGTTTGTTTTTCTAATAACGCAGGCCCATTAATAGCCCAATAGGCTTGTTCCAAGGTCATATTTGAAGCTTCCGCCACTTGTCTAACCTGGTTCTTTACGTTATTGTAATCCTCGTATAAGGGATCTGTCATTAAAGTTTGTTCTTCCATTTGATACTTCATATCAAGTGTAACTCTTTTAGCATCTTCTAAAGCTCTTTGTGATTCTGACATTCTCTTTGCAATTTCAGGGGATACTCCCATCTGTTGAGCTTGTTGTTGTAATTCCACTTGTTCTAATTGAGTAAAAAATTGGTCTTCAGTTAAACCTGCCATATTAGCCAATCTTTCAATCGTTCCCTTATATCTACCGTAATCCTTATACTTTTCATTTAGTTGATTTACTCGTTCACTAACAATTTTAGAAACATGTGATTTAGGTATTACTTCTTCGGGTGGACCTTCTCCCCCCTCAGATTCTTCTCCGTCCACAGGCTCATCTATAAGTGTTTCTTCTCCCTCATTTATATTAGTTTCTTCTCCTTCCGGAATAATTTCTTCTCCTTCATCCGAGAATAATTGTAAATCAAACTTGTCTAATAACATATTATTTCCTCCTTTTTACATCATTTAAGATGAATATTATCATTTTTTAAGAGTATGACTCTACTCTGTTACGCTGAGTTAGCGATACAATTTATCTTTAAGATATCCTTTAAGTATGACACTTGTAGGTCCCTCATAATTACAATAAGGACAAGCCATTATTTTATAAGCCTTCCATCCTTTATCACGAAGTCCTATGCGTTCACACCTCGGACATACCGGTAATTCTAACATCTCCTTTCTAGTTTTATTTATAGCAATCATTTGACTTTGTCTTGCATGTTCTAGATATTTATCTAAAGTTTTTTGTTCTCTCATATTCCGGGACCTCCCATTATTGAAGCTACTTGATTCATTATTTCAGGGGGTAAATTTTGTTCTTGTATCATAGGGTCATTTACCATAGGTTCACCCATCATTCCCCCGCCTCCTTGATTTAGCATAGCCATTTGTTCCGGAGATAAGTTTCTACCAGTATAATCTCCCACAGGATTCATGGGGTCAATTATAGGCCAATTAATTAATTCCTTTAAGCACATTCTAGCTTCCTCATTTGTTATTACTCCTTCTCTATGTAGCTCAATAGTTGCTTGATATACAAATGCTTTATTGTTGGGGAGTCCAGTTCCTACAATAACTTCAATATCAAATTCAGCTTCTTTATCCATTACATTTCCTTCTTCATCTTTTAATTCAGTTAAAGGTAACATTTGATTATCGTCTAATGGAGCTCCATAGTCCGGAACTAATTTAGGGATATTATTTAATTGAGAGCCTTTAAACCACATAAAATCATTATCAGTGCCTGTGGGTTCAACTCCGGTTATTCTAAAAGCCATTTCTTCAGTATAAAATTCTTTCACATAATCAAGTAATAATTCTACTACCATTTTATACCCAGCTTGAGCTAATAATCGTTTATGATTTACTCTTCTTAACCCAGCTTCCTGCATACTTATGACTGCAGATGCTGCTCGTAATGAGCCCCCACTACGTCCTTCAACAATATCTGACCTTCCTGAGATTATCTCAGCTTCCTTAAACCCCTCTTGACGTCTTCCCGGTATGTGATTAGGAATTGTCGGAGGCTGTACCATTTTCCAAGAATTTGGGTCTCGAGCAGGAATTTTAAGCCCGGGTTTATTAGTCCATTTCTTTAAATTAATTCCTGTAGCAATTCCTACAACAATCTGTATATTTCCCATAAGTCTAGCATTCATTCTTATTTGGTCATCTAAATCATTTATCATGTCTTGTATAGGTTTAAGTAATCCTACGTCACCCATACCCCACAGAACACCTTCCCTTGAATAGCAAGGAATATATACAAAAGGATATTTCCCATTCTCATAGTAACTTGATATTTTACCAGTTTCTTCTTCTTGTAAGTCTTCAAAGCTGTCTCTTAAAATAATTCCATTAGCCATATGAACTACTCTCAATATCCATTCATCATTTTCATCTAATTCCTTGCTCCATTGTTCAATTAATAGAGCTTGGGATTTTCCCGATTCACCCGAAGTATCCGCAGCAGAACCTTCATATATTAATGGGGAATATTGATACTGTGCATTAGCCTCAACCATTTTAGCAACTTCACCGTATCGCTGCCTTAAATATTTAATAGACTTAGGCATAGCATGTATTATAAAATCCGCATCTTGCATCTTTAAATAATCTTTTATTTTAGGGTCAGGGAAAAAATTAGCAGGATTAATAGGGTCAAAAGTAGGTAATCCTCTGTCATTAAAAGCATAAGGGTCAAACCAAACTTTAATAACTGAACCCCCGAATTTTAATCTTTGTCGCTCAGCCTTGTCCAATTTAAGCTCAGGATTATTTTTTTTCCATACCCAGTCAATTAATGCTTGAGTATTTTTAGCATACCTTTGGTCAGATGGCTCCAATCCTTTTAATAATATATCTAAAGGTTGGTCAACTAAATCCGCAACTTGTGACTCAATTATAGGATGTACTATATTTGTATTAGAAGCAGGATGGTCTTCCCCTCCAGTTTCATTAACTCTACCTGCCCAATAATCTTCAAATGTAGCCCAATCCTCCATTAGTCCAAGAGCAGTTTTATGCTCAAAAGCTTCTTTAAAATTCATAGTTATTTGTTCCGCTAAAGCTTCTTTATCTTCCCCTTGATTATCTTCTTCATATTCAAATTCAAAACCAGTGTTTAGTTCATCCGCCATTAATTTCTCCCCCCTTAGTATTCAGTTTTCTTTAATTTTTCTGATTTAATTTTACTTATCCCAGGTACCACAGGGTCTAAATCACTTTCATTTTTATAAAGGTATGGATTAAATAAATTAGCAGGATTATATTTTAATTTCTTTTCTTTTAATTTAGGATACGAGCTTTTAGGTTCCATTATATTAAAACTAATTAACATAATTAATTGATTCACCTTTATATACATTATTATACAACATATCCAAAATGAAAGCAATAGCAAAGCAAGCAAAATATCAAATAATTCCATAATATTCATTTCCTTTCATTAAATCCTCCCAGCAATCATTGTCTTCATCCTCATAATATGAAGGATGGTCATTAAAATCTTGACCTTGTCTAGTTTCCACAGGATTACCGGGGGTTACAGGATTAAGAGCATTTTGACCTTCAAATGCCCCAAGACCTAACATTAAATATTTTAAAGCATCTCGAGCATGGTCAGGATGAGCTAAATCCTTTCGAGGTTTTTCTCTTCCAACTGTCCCCTTAACTGTGGAAGAATCCCATGCAGCTGATTTTATCTCATTTATTAAATTAGGACATCTATCTTTATTAATATGAATAGTATTTTGTCTTAAGTACCGGTGCAGTAATGTAAAAAATGTGTCTTCATTATTTGTACTAGGTAATAATACAATACCTTCACTCATATATAAATCAGCAGGAGTACGCTTGTCAGCTCCTTTATATTGTGTGGAAGGGTCTGCATATACATAATCAAATCCCTTTTGTTTAATATCTTTAGCAACTAATTCTATTTCCGCATTAGCTTGATAATACTCATCATATATAAATAAATGCTCCACTCCATCTATTTCTGCCACAGCACCATATATCGTAGCAGTAGGCGCAGTAACTCCAAAGTCAAATCCCCTTTCCTTTCTCCAAAATGGAGATATTTCAACTTCATGGTCTCGGTAAGTATGACGTTCTAATACTGGAAGCTCATAACTAAATTCGCTATCATCAAATTCGGGAAATATTTGCCCCTCAAATACATCAAAGCTTCCGTCTAAAAATCTTTTGACCCAATGCTCGGGGTTATTGGCTTTAAGTTGTTCCACATATCCTTCCGGTAAAAACGGATTAGCCGAAGTCGGAACATTTACAGACCAAAATGTAGCAGGCTTAACAGCTATTTCTCCGTCAACATATCGTCTTAATAATTCTTTATCCCTGGCTATTTTTTTAGGGTCAAAAAAGTAATTCCATATCCAGTCTTTACCCCCAGAGTTTGATGTAATAAAGCCTCTGTGAGGTCCAACTTCATGCCTCAATCTAGCCATTAACATTTGAAATGTAGTAACAGGTACCTCTTCCCCATCAGGCTCATGTGCTTCATCAATCCAAAATCCTGAAATATCCAAAGAACCTAAAGGTCCCGGCTCGTCTAAGTGCATAAATAATATTTCTGAGTATACTCCAGACTTTGGAGTTTTTAACCATAATTTAGCCTCAGTTTTATTAAAGTCATCAATTAAATAATTAGGACAAATCTCAAAGAATCTCTTTTGTGTGGTTTCTCTTAATGCCTTTGCAGTCAGACGACCTATAACAAATAAACTACCAGGATAAAGCTGAGTCCATTTTATAACTTCCTTTGAACCCATCAAAGTTTTTCCTGCCCCGACTCCAGACACCATAGCTCGATATTTAGCATCTGATTGATGAAATGCTTTCTGGTGGGGCAAAGGAGTATAATCATCCATCACAGAAAGTTTTCTTATTCTATTTAATCGGTGTCGTCTTGCCATATTTAAAATCCCCTTCTAGTTCGTATTATTACTCTAACATAGCCATTTCCAATGCTTTAAGCCGTTCTTCCTGTGACGGTAATGGTATTTCCCATTCCCCGCCTTCAATACTGTACCCACTAAAATCGCTAATACCTTCAAAACTGGCTATTTTTGCCCCGTCCATATATAACTCGATAAAGTTTTCGCCTTTGATTGCCTTGTCACATTCTATTTGTACGTCATTGACTACAACTATCAAGTCTAATCCCTCCTTACCATATCTGGCTACCGCCGTATTTAGCGTCCAAAGTTGTTGCTGTGAGCGTATTTGTCCCAGTTTTTATGATTATACCCCCTGCACCTACGGATGAGTTC